AGCTTGTTGATATATTACCATGGGTACTTCTGCTACATGACGAAAATCTTTACCTGGTGCATTTTCAGATAAGTGTTTTACATAGTCTAGTGTTGGTTGTATGTTCTGTTTTGTCTGATAAACAACCTTATCATCTTCAGTTGCAAAAATAGATTGCAAGCCTGTTTTATGATCTATTAATGTAGTTTTTGCCATGTAGGAATTTTAGCACAAAAAAAAGGGAAGCCGAAACTTCCCTTAAAGCTTATTTAACTAAACTTATGATGTTGTTAAGTCTGCAACCACACCATGAGCAGCTTCATTGGATACTTCCAATCCATATTCCACCACAATCATCTTGGTTTCAGCATCACCAATAGTAGCAATATCAACAGTTTTGAAATCTCTGAGATATGATACTTTAGCAAATTCTGGGTCTACCAACAGTAATGATCTTTCTCTTGATCTGTTTGATGGAACGATTTTTAGTTCACCAAAGTCAGATGAGTAGATTGATACTGAAGCTTCAACAGTATTAGCATCGATCATTTGTCTAGCTTGTGTTCTACCTGTGAAACCAGAAATAACTTGTTTGTTATGTGGTCCACAAATTGCCATTGATGGCTCGCCACCATTTGTAAAAGCAAGTTGTAAAACATCTTTTAGTAGAGTTTCAGTTAAAGCTCTTTGAGTTCCGTCTGTTGGAGCAGCACCGCCACCAGTAGAAGCACCTGAAGTACCTCTTGAATCGTTAGATGTAATCCATGATTCAAAACCACCAGTTACCCTAGCTGTTGTAGCGTCACCAGTTGTTTTAGCACCATTTTTACATAGAGCTTCTTCCATGTCTCTTTTAAGAGCTTTAGCCATAATAGCTAGTTGGTGAGCCATTTCTGACCTTTTACCAGCTGGGTCTGAAGCATCTTGTGAGCCAGTTACAGTTGCATCTCTTGATGAGATCATAGCAACATTACTTACTCTTGTTGTAGCAGTAGCAGCTGATCTTGAAAGCTCAAAACCCTCTAACTGACCACTAGCACTTGGAGTAGGCAATGATTCTGTTTGCCAATCAAATACTACGTTTTTAATATTTCTTTTGCCGATTGATGACATAAACGGAGTTTGCATTGGAGAGATGTTGTAAATAATATTACTTAAATCTTCTCTGTCAGCAGTAGCTGTATATGTATCAAAGGCGTTTGTTACTTTAGCCATTTTTTATCCTTTAAATTAATTGTTCAAATACTTTAGCCGCATCCTGAATTTTTCCAGTTTTGGCCAACCTTTGTTTTGCTTTCTTCACAGGTGCTGCCGTTTTTGGTCGGTTAGTAGTTCCAGGTCTAGCAACTCTTGCTGGTGCTTTTTGTGTTGGTTTTTTCTTTGTGGCTTCAACTGTTTTAGAGTTTAACCAAGCATTTCTTAAACCAAGCAAAGCACGATAATCATAAACCTGTTGAATTTCCTCAGGTGTATAACCTAAAGTATTCACGGCATATTCGCTAATAGCCAACTTTTCTTTTGCGGCAACCTCAGGGTTTTGCCACTCAGGGATAATTTCAAGAAGCTTTTGATTGCCATATTCAACATATTGTTTAAGTTGTTCTTGCTGTTTAACAAAGGCATCATGTTGAAGTCTTTGTTGCTCAGCTGCTACAGCATTAAGCTTTTCTTTCTTTTCATCCCAAAGTTGTTTTTCGCGAACATAACCAACAGGATCATCTTCATACAAAGCGTTCCAATCTGGTTCGTTAGCCAGTTCGCCCTTTAATTGGGCTTCCATCTTCGGTAACAACTGCGAATAAATCGCATCTCTTTGCGCTAACTCTGCTTGCTGCTGCTCAATAGTCTTACGCTGTTGGGCGAGTTCTTGAGTTTTACGCGTATAATCTTGCTGACGAGAATATCCGTTGATAAGTTCATCTTGCGTCACCTCAACTTCTTGACCATCTACTTTTACTGTAAATGTCTGAGGTTGCAAGGCTTCCTCTTCAACATCGGTTTGTTCTTCATCTAATTCTTCATCCTCTTCGTCAAACTCTTCATCATCTTCTACATCTTCTTCAAGATATTCAGATGGTTCAAGTTCTTCTTCAAGGACTTCTTCTTCAACTACTTCTTCTGTTTCTGTGACTGCATCCTCAACCTTGTCCTCTTCAGGGGTTAAGAAACTTTCAAACATAGAAGCAGCAACTTCTTTATCAGTTTGTAAAGCAGTCGGTTTTCCGTTATTGCTCATATAAATACTCCTTAATGTATTTAAGGGTATTTTAGCTTAATAATGTAGGAAAAGAAAAGGTTTAACCGATTTTTCTAATTTTGTTAATGTTAGCTTTTGTTAGCTTACCTTTTTCTGCAATGATACGCAGATGTCTTTCAACTTCTGGTAATAGTAATAATGATCTATGTATATCTTCTCTAGCAGTTACATCATCTATATCCCGTGAGTTTAACCAATGAGTTATATATTCGTTTTTAAGATTTTCTATTGCTTCTTTAAAAACATCAGATGTTAATATTTGTTCTGCTTGTGCAGCCCTAACTACTTCTTCGTGTGATACCGCCATTAAATTAATCCCCTTGGTGCTGGTTGTGATATTGAGAATCTACCGCCAGTTGGTTGTTGTAAACTTGCTAATTGTTGTTCTAGTTCTGCAAGTCTTGTGTCATAAGCAGATAAATCTGGAGCTTGATAAGTTGGCATATCAATACCAGCTATAGCTTTTTGTATATCTTCTTGTGTTACAAATTGTGATACATCAGGTACTTGTTGTTGAGGTATCGACATTAATATATCTTGTTTTAAAACACTAGGGTCAAATGTAGGTATATCTTCCAATCTTGCAAAACCAGATAGGTCAGGAGCTTGGTAAGTCGGTAATTCAATACCGCTTCTAATATCTTCTATTAATGATTGCCTATCAATAGATGGTGGTTTTGGTATATCAATACCGCTTCTAATATCTCTGATTAAAGCCTCTCTATCAAATGTTGGTACTGTAGGTATATCTTCCAATCTAGCAAATTGTGATAAATCTGGCATTTCATATTTAGGTATTTCAATGCCTTTTCTTATATCTCTAATTAAAGCATCTCTATCTATAGAAAAATCTTTACCAGTTGGAACGCTTGGAATTAAAGACGGTATATCTTCACGTCTTACAAACTGCGATAAATCTGGTTTTTCATATACAGGTAAATCTATACCACTTCTAATATCTTCTATTAATTGTTTTCTATCTACTGAAAAATCTCTTCCTGTTGGAACGTCTGGTATTAATGTAGGTATGTCCTCTCGCCTTACAAATTGTGATAAGTCTGGTTGTTCTATTTTCGGTATGCCTAATAAATTACCAAAGTCTATTCCTGATTCTGCTATTTGTTGACGAATTGCATCTATATCAATAGCTGGAGGAGTTTGTACTGGAGGTCGCATAGGCACACCACCAAATATATCTCTAAGTGGAGGTAGTTTTGTTCTATCGACTGGTATTCTTACACCACCAATACCTGTACCTAAAAAGCTTGGTATATCAGGTTCTTGTACTGGAGGAGGTGGAGGAGGAGTTTCTACAGGAGTTGTACCAACAGGTGTGTTTAATTGTGCTTGTGTATAACCACCTGGTTGTTCAGGAGAATAACTTACACCTGGTGCAATAACTTGTGACATTGGTATGCCACCTGCTATAGAACGCGCATAATCAAAACCAGTAGAATATGTAGGATCTGATGGTGGTATTACATAACTACCAAAATCATCTGGGCCTAATTGTGGTTTTTGAGTTACAACATTTCTTAATTGTTGCATAAAACCACCAGGACCTGTTGGTATATTTCTTGCTACATTAGGCGGTAATCTGTTTTGTAAATTTGCTAATGCTTCTAAATCAAAAAGGATTTCTGTATTTGGTATTCCTGTTGCCATATTATTGTGTAATTAGTTTATCTATTTTAGCGTCTAGCTTATCTATACGCTCAATCACTCTATCCATATTCATTATCAATTCTTCTTTAGTAACAAATCGAATAGCAACCTCTTCTCTGGTCTTATTGAGTAGTATATCAACTCTTTTGACCTCTGTCGCGTTAGCACGGATGCTATAGATGATAGGACCAAATACCAAAGTCATTATAATATTCCACAATAAGATAGAGCTTATTTCCATTTAGTAGCTCCACACATGAGGGCGTGGCCTACCTTGTGAGTCTTTTGAGATGTCCAAGTGTATAAATCTTGCATTGCCTTTTTGGTTAATTCCTATGCCTGTAAATCCATAATCAGTTGCTTTTGATATTACTTGTAATGCTTGTTCGCCTCTGAGTAATATATCAGCAGCTATTCCTAATGCGTGCGTGCCTGGTTCAGATTTGACTTTTTCTATCGGATGATCTGCACATCTATATCCACTTGTAATTTTAAATGGAAAGCCTACATCGCTTCTTAGTAATTGTAACTTATCTATTAGTTCGTGTTCAATCTTATTTTCACCACAATGCTTACAAGCGAACTCTTCTATGCTGAAATTTTCCCAACTCATGTCTTTAACGGCCTATATATAAAAAATGCTGATAGTAAACCAGCACCAACCCCTGTTGCTAGAGCTTCAGTCCAAAATGCTCCAAAGTGAGTTGGATGTACTAATAAATCTGCTAGAAACGTGCAAATACCTAAAATGATTGCTGGTGCATATTTATGTTGCATAAAACTTTGATACCAAGACTTTTTGGTTAATGAAGCTAAAGTAGCTGCGATAATACCAGTAACATTAGCTTTCCAAAAATGGGTAAAGGTTAATGCTGATAAATCACCCTCAACCATCATTGGGTAACAAACAGCAAATGCTTTTGCCCAGTTTTGATAGAACTCTGTGTTTTTTATTTTATTTATTATTTGCATTTTGTTTCTTATATGCTTCAAGTTCTGTTCTTAAAATAATAACTTCTTTTTCTAATTTTATCACCTGTTCTTCTAATCTTCTTATGTCAGGAAATAAATATTTATTTTGATTAGCTCTAAGGTTTTGTGTTTCTCTAAGATTAAAATCTAT